CGTCTCGTCCTTGAGGACCACGCCCACGTCCTTGCCGCTTATCTTGGCAAAGCGAGCGATCTGCATCCGGTACTCTTCCTGGTCGAAGTTCACTCTAGGGCGGGGTATTCTTTGGCACGTAGGCGCTTGCTACTTCGCATTTGACCTCGATCCGGTAAATGCGGTTGCGCTTGTCCCAGGCCGAGGTTTGCACCCGGCCGCCTTGCGCAACGCGGAAACAGGTAAAGGCATCGCCCGTGATGCTCTCAGTGAGAAGGTCGGAAAGGTCGGTTCGGTACAGGGCCGTTTGCAATTGACCGGCCGCGTAAATGAAGCACGCGAGGAGTTCTTCGCGCGTGCCTATCCCGAGCTTCGCGTCAGCCGGCCAGCGAAGCTCGACGCCCAGGGTGGCGTCGTGATTGAGCGTGCAACCGATTTGAACGGCCTCGACGCCGACCGCCACGAGGCAAGGCCCACTGACTTCACAAGCGCCCTGGCCAGTCAGGACCGGCAAATTGAATTGGTAGCCCGACGCCAGTTTAATTTTAAGGCCCTTGTCGGTGAGGATATAGGAGCCCGTTTCCGCGATCAAAAAGGGAGCGACGCCCAGGAGCCAGCGTTGCGCGTGTTGTTCTAGCTGCAAAAGGACCATCGCTAGGCGGCCTTAGACAGAAGCTGGGAAGCTGACGATTTCCATCGAGGAAGACCGCTCACTACCTTCCAGTGTGACGCCGCCCGAATCCGTGCGAAGCGTGACCGTCCACGTTGATTCGCCGCCGGCATCGCCAGGCTGAATGACGCGAAAGGCAAACGTGTCTAATGCGCCCACAAAGGAAACGCTTCGCATGTCCTTGTCCACGCCGTCGGCTTTAAGCTTTACCGAAAGCGTTTTGTTCCCGCTTCCGGTGATATTGTGAAGCGTGACGCCGATCGCAAGGAACGCGGGCAACGGCGCCGGCGGCAGGAGAATGGACAGGACTTCCGTATCGTTGTCCGAATCAATCGCGACGTCGGCCGTTTGTTCCGTCACGAACGGGCGCGGCAGCATATTGGCTGCGAGCATACGCCGCGTGCCCTTGGTCGGGCTCTCCAGGAGAAGGACGTCGTCGGTCTCGATGGCTGTCGCCTCAGGCAAGTCGCCAATAGGGATCGGCCAGGGCATAAAGGATTCTTCGTTCTCTGCTTCGTTCATGGTTTCACCTGGATTGTGCCCGCGCTTGTGGCGATGGGCCTCTTGTTTTGGTCGGCCATGACCCGAACGGTCATCGGCAAATCGGTTGTCTTCGGGTGACCCAGCACAAGCGTCAGAACCCAGCGTTGTTCGTTCATGCCGATCCGCGAAACGATCCACGGGTGATCGTAGACGGTAAGGCGCGCGCCGGGGAACGGCCGCCAGTTGACCTTTTGGAATTCCTCGGCTGGCACAAGCAACGATCCTTCGGCGCCCGGCAGGAAACCGCCGGCGCCAAGTTCGTTCTCGAAAAAGACTTCGTCACAAAGCCCGGTAAATGCGACGCCGGGGAAACCGTCGACACTGAAGGTCACGTTGTATTCGCCGACGAGCGTTCGCCGGCCGTCGTTCAGAAGTTCGCGGGCGCCGCCCATTGCTTCCTTGCGAATTTCAACCGGCGCGCCGCCCACCCAACCTATAAAGCGGCGCGCCGGTTCCGTTCAGGATTGCGCTAGGGGGAAGGGAAGCCAACCGATCCCACTACGCCGAAAGGACCGTCACGCCCTGGCAAGGCACGCCAAGCGCCGCGCCAAAGATAATGTCGAGTGACTGGTACATTCCGCGCGCCGACGGATCGCACCATGAATTGACCTGCACGCTTAGGCCGATGCCGGGCAACGTAATTGTTCGTTGATCAAGGATCCCGGCGCATGCCGGCGACGTCGCCGGAACGCCCGACGCGATCGCGATCGCTTCGCGGCAGAAGCCGAAGCCGTAAAGGTTCGGTTGACCGCCCGTCCATTGCGAATGTTCGCTGATCGTTTCGAAGCCAAGGCCGCCTGCGCCCTTGCCCAATGGCTGGCAGCAACCGCCAGGTTGAAACATGAGTTTGGCTGCGGCGGCCGGATCCAGAAGCAAATGCTTCGGCGAGCAAAGAAGCTTCGCGTAAATCTCGCCCACCGTTGTCGGGTCGAAGCTCGCGATCGCTTTGACCACCTTGTTGCCGCTTGGGAACGCGTTGGGCGGGTTGGCCGGCGTGGTCGCGTCGTTGACCATGATCGGCGTCACTTCCGCCCAAATCGCCGACGCCAGCTTTTGCGCGTGGATACTGACAAGCTGTTCGATCCGGTAGCCTTTGTTGTACTCCGCCGACGAAATCATGTACGGAATCGACAAATGTTTCGGCGTGATCGTGATCCCGCGCACAACCGACCCGGCGCCCGTCGTGAAGTTCGTCGGGTTCGTCTGGACGGCGCTTGCGCTTGTCACAACCGGAATGACGATCGGTCGCGAGGGCGACATGGGATCGGGCGAACAATCGTTGGCGAATTTGTCCAGGGGCCCCAGCAGTTGGCAAAGTTGCGTCAATGCAACGTCGCAACACTGATTGCAAAGGGTTTCTGCGTTGAAAGTGTTCGGCATAAATTCTAGGGAGTTGGGATTTTCTCCAGTGTGTGTGGGCCCTTGGCCTCTAGCGGAGTTCCGGGCAAAGGGTCGACCAGCTTTGATTGCGAAGTCGGATCCGTTCCTTGGGATCCTTTTCGGCCGCGATCTTTTCCTCTAGCGACTTGTTGTCGTTGCCCGATCCACGCCCTACGGGCGCCGTTCCGCCGGCGGTCGGGCGGGGAAGTTCAGAAAGATTCTTCAAGGTTCCCGGTTCGTCGCCGATGTAGGCGTTGACGAGTGTCGCGCGAAGCGCCGGCGCCAGTCGCCCATCCGTTACGGCGGCTTCGACGGCGGCCGTCGCGCGCGCCTGCAAGGTTGTGGCCGACTTCGCATTGAGCCCGGCCAGTTCCTTTTCCAAGGCTTCAAGACGCGTTTTCAGCGAATCGCGTTCCGAAGTAAGGCCGGCAAGACTCGCCTTGAGTTCGTTTACAATGTCCGGTTCCTTGTCGGCGCCGGCTGTCATACAACCGCAATTCAAGAGCCGGTTGTCTACGAGTGCCTGTAATAGGGATTTCATTTTGAATTGGTTCTGATCACACGCCTTTGCGGTCAATTGAACCTTCGCCGCGTCGGGCGCGTTTACGAAGCGGGCGAGATTGACGAAGTTTTGAAGGGGGATCGGGTCAACGATTTCGTCGACTAGTCCCGCTTTAAGTGCGGCCGGTGCGTCAAACCATGTTTCACCGCCGGCAAGCCATTGATCCACGACGGCTTCGGGTTGGCCGGTTTCCTTGAGGTAGATCGCCCGAAGTTTTTCGGTCGCGTCTTCCGCGCGGTCGGCGCCTTGCCGTAATCGTGCGGCGTCGCCTTCGACCTTGGCGTTGACCGGATGCACCATGACCCAGGCGTTCGAAGGCATGATCACGCGGCCGGCGCCAAGCATCGCGACCGAAGCGGCCGAAGCCGAAACGCCGTCGATGATCACGGTCGATTCGGGAATTGACTTTAGCCGGTCGTAAATTCCCAAGCCCGTGTAGTAATCGCCGCCGCCCGAATGAAGGCGAATCAGGATCGGGCCCTTGCCTTTGAGGGACGCCAATTTTTCGTCGACCCTTTTTATGTCGACGCCGTCGGGCGATCCTATGTCGCCGTAGAAACTGATTTCATTCATGCGCCGCCCTTCGCGATTTCTTCGTCTGCGTCCGGGTTGGGGGAAAGCGCCGGCGCCGCCAGCGGCGCGGCTACCGGCTTGCCGTCCATTGCCGGAGGCGCGACACCAAATTCGGTTGCAAGGCGGCGATCGGCCGCTTGTTCCTCAAACCACCGGCGCCGTTCGCGTGAGGAAACCAAACCGCGCCGCGCGTAGATTTCCCGTTGCGTCGTCATGCCGGCGGCAAGCTCCGCAAGTTCGGCCTGGCTGTTGCGACCAATGTCCGTGTTCGGGGATTTGGGCGGATAGACGGCGACTTGATCCCAATCGCCCGGCGCGTCGCGCAACGTCGGCACGTTGACCCGCGCCCAATTCATCGCGTAACGGTAGACTTCGACGCACGCGGCCTGGATCACTAGGGATCGCGCCCGGCTGAATCCGCTGAAAACATCCATGAGCGCCCGAAGCGTTGTCCCTTGCGTGGATTCAAACAGGACAACTTGAAGCGGAAGGCCGATCCCAACGCACACCAACTCCATGAGTGTGCGTAAGTAGGCTTGCGTGACAACCGAAGGACGTTCGCTTCTGAATTGTTCATACTTGTCGCCCTGTTTAATGACCTTCGGTCGGGCGCCTAGAACAGCTTCGTAGTAGGTGCCCGGATCGGTTGACGCGCACACGCCTGGCGGCGGCGTCGCGCCACCAGTCTTGGCCATGCCGAAACGCGCCTTGAGCATTTGCGCCGGGTCCAATTCCCCGGTCGGCGTCGTGATGATTTCGGTTGTCGCCGCCGCCGACTTGGCCGCCTGAAGTTCAAGCTTTGAAATTTCCCTTAGGTCTTGGAGCAAATCCAAAACCGCGTGGAACATGGTCGCGCCGCGCACGTCGCCAAAGCGCATCGGCTCCCAAACGTGGATAACAGACGACGCCGGCTTTAGATCATAGGTCGTTTTGACCGCGCCCGATTCGTCAAACTTTTCCGTTCCGATCCAGTAACCCGTCGGGCGGCCGAATTCGGTCATCGTCACGCCGTCATATAAAAGGTTGCCGTCTTTCTGTTCGGGCGGCGTTGCGACGCGTGGCGATTCGACAAATTGAATCGCCGGTTCCTTCGTAAGCGGGTCATAGGTCTTGACGATGAAGTCTTCGCCGTCGACGACAAAGCGCCGGGTCAACACGCCTTGCGAAAAGGTGAAGGGAAGCAAGCTTCCCAGGTCGCAACGCTTCTCCCAACCCGACCACCATTCCGCCGCGCGTTCGTTCCATTCCTCCGACGACGAATCGGGTTGCATGACCAGGCCCGGCCCAACCGCGTACAGTTCGAACAGATCCAGAATCCGCCCAATCAAGGGGACGTTGTGTTCGGCGTCGCGCGCACGGTTGACCATGCGAAGGCGTCCGGCCGGCGTAAGATCCAGACGCGCCGCCTGCGGAACGCCGGGGATCCATGCCCGTTCCGGCGTGTAACGCGTGGCGTCGTATTTGAGAAGCCAGCCGGCGATCCGGTAGCGTAAGGCGTCCAACATACGCTAGCAGGGGCAACCGCATCCCCTGAAAAGCTGGCTGTAGTCGCGGCAGACGATCGTCGCGCCTTCTTGAACGGACAGGATCAGGGCCGCGCAAATCTCGTCGTGTGTCGGTTCCCGATCCGCTTCGATCTGGTCCAGTTCGTTTTGCAGCTCGGCTTCGAGACACGGAAGAAACATCAAGACCGCGTCGATCAATTCCGTGAATTCGTCGCCGGTCATCTCCCCGGATTGACCGGGCGCGAAGTAGGAAGCTGATTCGCCGGCGCGAGACGCGGACTGGATCGCCGGCCGCCCGGTCACAGAAGAATCTTCAATTCCTCCAAGGTAATTTTGGAGGGTTTGACCCTTACTCTTGGAAGCCTTACACCATGATCGAATGGCTTGCCGGCGGCGCGCACCAATACTCACAAGAGATTGTGAGCCACGGGCAACCGGCGGATTGCAAAAAACTAGAGTGCGCTTTTGCTCGCGTTCGGACGCACTTTTGCGCGCGGTCGCGGATTCTCACTGAGCCAGAAGACAAGAGCCTCGATCGTCGACCGGCCGCCGGGCATCGGGAATCCCTTGGCCTTTGCGCTGTAAATCCATGACTTATGACGCTTGAAAATCGCGGCAAGTTGTTTTGCCGAATAGAATTCGGGCACGTCGGCTTGGCCGTTTCCCTTCATGCAACCGCAAGCATAGGCTCGCCAGCCGGTTCGGGTTCCGGTTCGCCAAGATCAAGCAAGCCGTAGAACGACGCGCCGGCAAGCTGCATCACTTCGCAATCGAAGAGGTGATTCGGCCAATGCGACGATCGCTTCTTCCAGACGTAGGACGTCTTGCCCGTGCGCGGATTGCGAACGGCTTCCTTGGTTTCCCCGTCCAGGTGTTGCCAATAAACGTCGGTCGCGATTTGCCGGCCGACCGTCCATCGATGGGGCCCTTGCTGGCGGCGCAACAATTCTAACAAGTCCTTGAAGAAGTCGGCGCTGAATTCGAAGAGAAGGATTTCAACCTGGCCGGCGTTTGCCGTTCCAAGAAAGGGATCCGTGGGCCTTAGGAAGTAGGGAAGCCAAAGGCCGGTCGCGTCGTCGCGCCAACGGCGCCGGCTTGGGAATCCTTTGCACGGTTGCCAGCCGATCGCGCTAGGCAATTGCCCGAAGGTGCGCGTCACGATTTCGCAATGCTTCACGCACGACGAATACACGTCGACGTCGCTTCGGCTTCCAAAGCCCGAATCGACTAGAACGCCGACGTCGGGGACGGCGTGTTGCGCCTGGATCCGTTCGACTTCTTCCCAACTGTTAAACGAGCCGGCAAAGACCGCTTCGGATTTCCCTTCCGTCCACGCGCGCACAATCGCCCAGAAATACGGCGCGCGCGCTTGGCAATCGACCGTCATCAGCTTGCGCCATTCGCCCTTCACTTCCATACGTTCGCTGATCAGTTCCGTGCGTTCGATCTTGGTCAGCGTTTGATTCTCCCAAGGCTCGGCCAGGTCGCCGGAGACAAAGGACTGGAGGCCCAGGATGGACTTGGTGCCTTGCAGGAACTTCACCGCCAGGGCTCCGAGCGTGCACTTGCGGTCCGGGCTGTAGAGGCTCGAAAGCTGAAAACTCCTCTCTCCTGGCGCCGCGTTGGGATTGGTCGGCCGCCACTCTCCCTTGCGAATCATGGCGAACTTTTGCGGGTCGGTGAGGAGCGTCTTGCAATGGGCGCACCGATAACGGGCACTTGCCTTGACCTTCGGCATGATCCATTGGCCGGCTTCGTCCTTGGCCTGGTCATCCCAAACGACGCCCTTCCACTCGAGGACCTGGGCCTGACCGCAGGCAATGCACGGCACGAAGAATCGGCGCTGGTCGCCGAGCAGATAGCGTTGCCAGATTTCGCCGTCGACCGTCGTCGGCGTCGACGCGCGCACAACCTTCGAATTGGTGAAGGCCTTGACCCGTTGCTCGGCGAGCTCGAGCGCGGAGGCCTCCTTGCTCGAGGCCGGCGCAAACTTGTCGACCTCGTCGGCCACGAGTAGCCCGACCGGCCGCGATGAAATGGACGCCGGCGAATTGGAGCCCACAAAGTTCAGGGTGCACTTGGCGAAGTGCTGCTCGAGGTTCGTGTAATCGTGTCCACTCGCCGGCCGTTGGCGCCTGAGCTCTTTGGATTCGTCGACCAGGGGTTGCCACCGGGTCTTCGAGAAAGACCGCGCAAGTTCCTGGTTGGGCAGGACCCAGAGGATCGGCCGTGGTTCATGCGTCATCGTCCAGGCGGCGCCCACCATGAGGACCAGGCTTTTGCCGGACTGGCTCCCAAAGACCAGGGTGACGCCCTCAATCGATCGGTCTCTGAAGCTCTCCAACACTTCGCGGGCGTAGGGCCGCGACGCAAACGACAACGGCCCAGGCGACTCGGTTTGGCGCTCGCTTAAAACGAGGTTGGCCTCGGCCCATTCCGCCACCGTCGTCTGCGGCAAGGGTTGGTAAAACTCCCGACGAAACTCGAGCAGCTCGGCGCAAAGCTTCTCGTCGTCGCGGACGGTCATGACGGCAAGGGTTGTGTTGCGTACATGGTTGCCAAGAAGCCGTCGACCCACCGACCTAGCTCACCCTCGGCAAACTCGACGTCCGAGGGGAGGATGCGGGCGGCCAGCGTGCGGGGCATATTGCGAAGGAGGGACACCAAGACCCCGTCGTGTTGAGCAAAGGCGCGCCGCACCCAGTCAGCCGAGACCAGTTTGCCTTCTTTCTCCATGGCATGGGTCCAATCCGAGCGTGCGTTGGCCAGGTTCACGGCGGCGTCCCGGTGCACCCGCACACACTCGCGCTCGAGGATCGGCTCACCCTTGGCGCGGGCATCCTCGATCATGGCGAAGGCGACCCGTTCCACATGAGCAAGCCTCCCCAAAAGCACGGCCGGCGTGTCGATCGGCAAGGCGTGCCCGTTGACGGCGGCCGCGGCCTGGGGCGTAGGCGAGGGCTTGGCCGACCCATTGACCGGCGCCGGACCCTTTCCAAGCGCCGCGGCAATCTTGGCCTTGGCTTTGTTCCAGCCAGGACGCCGACCAGGTCGGCGCCGGTGTTGTTTCAACCAGGCGCGGGCCTCGTCCACTGAACCGGTCGGCATTCCCTGGCGTTTCCACCGTCCGGCGTGCGCAGCCGACACGTTAAAGGCCACGCTAAGGGCCTTGAGAGTCATTGGCCAAACATGTTAGCATCTACCATGAGATGACACTCGCCAGATTTGCGCCGGTGCCCTGACCCCCGCGTCCGGTGACGACGTCCAAGAGATTCCTTATACGGCCCGGCAAGGCCCCTGGGTGCCTCGCAGCCGCGTCTTTTTCCCCTGGGTGGGGCGGGATACGAGTGGGCGGCTGATCTCCCCTAGAGGCGCCTAGGTCGACGTCTTGCGCCACGGGAAATGGGGCTCGATCAGCAGCAGGATACCAGCCGCAAGGGCCAACACGCCCGAGACCCAGGGAGGGATGGCGGCGCCGAAGATGATGGTTGCGCCGTAGAGCAGGAGGAACGCCGCGAGCAAATAGGTGCTCATGGGATAGGGAGCATCCCCGCTTTGCTCTCCTAATGCAAAGCCTTCGGCCTGTTGGCTGACTTGCGATCGGTGCGCGTGCCGCAGCTTTGACTGTCACGAGCGTCATCTGGCGGCCTGTCGCATCCTGGCGATTTCAGCCTCGACGTTCGCTTTACGCTGCAAAACCTCCGCGGCGGTTCGCTGGGGTGGAGGTGGGGGAGCGGGTTCAGCGGGGATGACGGGTTCGCTCGGAAGCCACCCGAGTTTTTCTTCGAGCTGGCGTATTCTCTCGCGGTAGGGCTTAGCTGTTCGTTCCTCCACCTTGGTCGGCGGATCTGCGAATCTGCCGCGCAGCCGGGCAAGCGTCCTTTTCGTCTCGCGCAGTTCCTGCTCCAAACTGACCTTCCCCGACTCCTTGAACTTCCCTGGAGCGCCGTTGCTGGCGGCTGGAACGCCACTTTTTTTGGGTTCTTTTGCCGATGGAATGGGGGCCGATGCGCTCTTAACCCCCTCTTTGAGGTAAAGTTCCTCAGAGACCTTACCTTCGGCGGAGGCTTGGCTTGGGGCGTGGCCTTTGGGGGATTGTAAGGGGGTTGTCAATGGATCCTTTTTGGATCTATCTGAAGGACACAATTTGGATCTATCTGAAATCCCTAGATTTGTTCGAGAGAGATCCTTTTTGGATCTATCTGGAATGTCGGCAAAAAGGAGTTCGATAGTGATTCCATACTTATTCCGGTGAAGGCCGATGACCCTTTTTTTGGCGAGCATTCGCCCGGTCCTTTCAAGCGAGTTTTGATTAAGGCGACATTCCTTCGTCAGTTCCGCCCAAGTCGTGCGCCATTCACGACGGCCCTTGGGGATCAGGTCGGCAAGCGTGAACAGAAGAAGCCGCGCGGTCGGACTCAATGCAGATCGGCCCTTCTTGATGAATAATGCCACTTGGCCTGTCAGCGGCTGGCTCATTCTTGCATTCGCATGCTTCGCCAGGTGCCGTTGGCGTAGGCATTGAATGACGGTTGCCAATCGAGAATCGCTCGTCCCTGTCGGTCGCGTCCACCGGTCCGATCCATTGCCTTCCTCCAACCCATAATTACCCGCAATCGAACCTCGGATGGCATAGCCGGAAACTTGCGATCGAGGAAACCTGCGAGGACCTCCGAAGAGGGCGTCGTGAAATACCGGACTCTCTTATCCGGGATTTGGAACCTGCGGCAGTTCGCCGGTTTGCTCACAAGAGCGCGATTTGTCGAGCGATTGGCAATTCCCTGGCGGCGTCGGGCTCGGCGAAGACGGCGACCTCGACGCCTTCGATCGGGCCATAACGCTTTGAAAGGACCTCGGTGACGATCTGCGAGTCATCGCGGTAGATGATCGAGGTCAGCGAGTCTTCAACCGCCCTGGCGAGTTTCAGCAGGTCGGGCGCGATCGTCGGATGAGAAGGGGCATCAAGTTTGAGTCGATCGGCGTTGCGTCCGGTGCCGAAATGCCCCTTGGGTCGGACGGCCGTAAAGTTGAAAGCGATCGAGACGGGCCCGGTCAGGGCCGGCTTGAAATCGCCCCAGGCAACAATCGCGGCGTCTCGAATTTGAGAGCGCCAAGCGCGACCCTCTTCCCCGGACGAATCGACGATGGCCGTCTTGATGACTTGCCCGGCACGATTGCGAATCGGGAACGCTCTTTTACTTCCCTGCGGTCGAGGCCGACCGTGAACAAAGAAGCTGACGAGAGGCGCGGGCAAGGGATAGCCCTCGAGTCATGCCCCCTTCGCTCGTGCGATGGCGGCGCGATCGAACAGGGACGGCGTTTCGCCGCGCTTGTTCTCCTCAATCAGGAGGTTGGTCAGAGTGACTAGGATTGCTTCCATGCCCGCGATTTCCTTCTCGGCCTCGGCCAGGGTCATTTTTGATGACGCGACGCGCTTGGGATAAACGTAGCGCCGCCATCTTATTTCCCTATTCACGCAAGCGATTTGAGCGGTCAGGGTGAATTCGGAGGCTTTCAATTTCTCCTTTCTCAGGGACGCGCTCGAAAGACGACCTTCGAAGTTGGGAATTGCTTCGCTAGTTCGTCGCGAATGAGTTGCTCTGCGAGTGCTCGGTTCGTCGGAGTGTCTTCGAGGTCGAAGGCTTGGAGGAGATCGGGAATCGAGATGTGCATATTTTCATCGGCGTCTTCCCAAATGCCTGGGGCGATGATTCGCTTGCAGACATTCCTCCCCGGCGTTTTCCGATCTGCCCTCATCGCGTGATGATGCGCACGCCGGCTTTGACCTCTTGGCGAATGACCAGGCCTGGGCACTCTCTCATGCCAAGCCGGATTGCCGCGTTGATCGCCGACTTGGAGGCCTCGACCGTGACCAGGTCGGGCCGCGCCTTGAGTAGGGCCTGGACGTCGACCACGTCGAAAACCCAAGGCGCGCGAGTGACCTGGCCCTCAGCGCGGACCGGCACGACCGCGGGCACTTGCGCCAGCACTTCGACACGCTTGGCCGAGGCCTCCGACTCGATCATCGAAGTCTCGAAGCGCGCGCGAGTCTGGGCGGCTTCTAATTCCTCTCGCGCCTTGTTTTCCGCGGCGAGTTTGTCGGCCTTGGTCTTGGCGGCTTGGATTTCCTCGACCCTCTTTTGCTCGATCAAACGCCGCTCCTTGCGTTGGCGCTCGGCCTCGGCGTCCATGAGTTTCTGCCGTTCGACTTCCGCCTTGCGTAGCTCTTCGCGTTTCTTTGCCTCGGCCTCTTGCGCGATGCGCCGTTGTTCAGAAGCGAATTCGGACAACATCTCATTGACCCGACGCATCGCGGCCTCGAGGGGCAGGCAGAAGTCTTTGGCCGTAGCGTTGAGCGAACGCTGCAACGCGAGCACGGGCCCGTTGAGGAACATCCTTGTCTTCTCGACCTCCTGCAGCATGGCGGCGGCCTCGCGCGTGATCTTCACGGCGACCTCGTTGGAAGCTGAGTCACGCACGACCTCGACTGCCTCTAGGCGATCGATGATTCGCCCCCGTTCCTGAAGCGCCTCGGGCACCAGCGCAACGGAGGCCTGCGCGAGCCCGGAGAGGGCGAGGGCGTTCATTGTGGTTTCGCCAGTTTCTGGCGTAAGGATTCCGACTGCTTCAAAAAATAGGCGATGAGTTCCTCGTCTTTTCGTTCGATGGTTGCTCCAATCACGAATCCAAGCGCCATCAGCATAAAGGAACGGTCCTCGTCGGTGATTTCAATAGTCATAAGTTCCTTCCAAACAATCATCGCTTCTTCCCGTAGAGCTGGGCGCAACGCCCGAGGTTTTTCTTATAGCCGGCGTCATCGTGCGACGCCTCCCAAAGGCGTTCGATGAGCTCGTCCGGCATTTCCGCCACGGATACCCAATCCTTGGCATCCTTGGCGCGATTGGTGGACGCGAGCCAGGCGGTGAAGTCATCCCAAGCTATGCCTTCAACTGACAACCAAGCGTCCATCCGATTCTGGGCGGCTGTTAAGATAGGGCCGCCAGACGGTTCGCCCTCGGGCGCCTTCTCCTCCTTCGGCTTGTCCGGCGCCGGCGCGGCAGGTCCAGCATCCTTCGCGGGCGCCTTGGAATCCATTGGGACATCGTCGGCTTGTTTCGTGAACTCCGACCAGGTCGCTTCGCCGTCGCGAACCGACGCATAGACCTTGCGTAGGTCGACTAACTCGGCCGGCGTCAGGTTGGACAACGAATGTCCGACGTAGGCCTCGAGCTGCTCGACCGAGATGCCGATATTCGCGAAGGCATCGGCCAGGCGTTTGCCGTCGGCCGCGCGATCGCCGCCGCCCGTCGCCGACGTGCTCCTTATCAATTCCATCGCCTCCTCTTTGATGTCGGCCGGGATGAGTCGCAGTCCGTTGTTTCGAATTACCTTCGACTTGGCAGCGCCGAGCTTGATTTGAAGCTCATCCTCAGTGGCGCGAACGACGAAAACTCGCTTGCCCTTGCTGTTAATCCGTTCGCCTAGGACTTCCTGCCCGTTTTTCACCGTCGATCGCTCGACGGTCTTTTGAAGTAGAACTTCGTCGGAATAGGAAACGTTGGTTTCGAGATCGACCACGCCGATGCGCACAAGGCGTTGCTCCTCATCCTCCCAGGCCGTGACCGCCGTCGTGTCGACGTTGCCCCAACTGTTGAGCGCGGCCTCGGCGAAGCGGATCGAGAAGCCTTCCACGCGACCGTCGCCGATCGGCTTCGAGAAGAGCGCGGCCTCGGCAAAGCGCGGCCGGCGGCAGGCATCGAGGATTGCGGCGCGAGCCCCGAGCACCGAGCGGCGATTACGCATCGCCACGACGAACTTGGCTTCAATCGTGGCCTTGGCCAAAGCGGCCGACGCCGACGCCGCCAGGTCTTTGCCGACGGCCACTAGGTCTTGTCTCGAGTCGGAAAATTCGGAGTGTTCCATAGTCATGTTCCTTCTCCATCTTTCGGTTGTCCCTTCCTCCAATCGTAGAATGCGACATCATCGGGCATCCCCAGCGCGCGCCGCCGTGCAATGTGGTTGTCGATCCACGCAGCCGATTTCAGATGTCCATCGGCTTGAGAGAGATGGTCATTCTTGACGTATTCCCAATGGGCGACAGTCGCCTTGCCTGCACCGATGTAGCCGCCCTCTTTTACGGGGATTCCTACTGGACCGTCTTCGAAGAGATCCGGCCAGAGGCTCATTTGATCGCAGTGATAGTCGCCCGCCTTTGTCCGCATGTGACCGCGAAGAAAGACCTCCATTGCTTCGAAATAGAAATGGCGACCGAATGGACTAACCCTCTTGGGATGTAGATCGGCGTAAGTGACCAGGAAGTCACGAGGGTCAGTGACTTTGACTTTGATCGCCTCAAGGAAGGCAGCGAGGACGTCCGATTTATGCTGTTTCAGTTCGTGCGAGTTCATTGATTTCCCCCAGCCAGGAGTTGACGTCGCTTTGCAGGTTCACGAGCGCCTTGCGTGTGATGTCCGTCACCGTTGGGCTCGATAGCCAATACTCACGGCGAGCCTTGCTCCCAAGTTCATCTAGCCCGATGGAGCACCGAAAGAGGTCGCTGGCGAGATAGCGAACCCTATTGAACCGGGCCTGCCTGTCCGCCTCCTCGTCGGTTTCCTTTTCTACTCTGGGCTTGGTTTTGTGTTCCTTGCTGGCCGCCGCGGGTTGCAACTGTTCACGCAGTTCGATCGCAAACTGCGGATCGCAACTGATGCGCTCGGCCGCTTCAACGAGGGTGCCTCGAGGAATCGGACAACGCCCATTGTTGACCAGGACTTCAATCTCGGGGACGTGCTCTGCGATGGTTTCCACCGCCGCGGCGAATTTCCCGTCGCGCTTAATGGTCGCCTCGCCAACGCCGTAGTCCTTCGCAAGCCTTTTTGCCGTCTGCCCATTAACTAGATCACTTTGATTCCGTTTCCCTGGGCGACCTTCCGGTTTCTTCTGCAGGTTGTAAGCCTTGCCTCGAAGTAGGCTTGCCTCGTCTGGCGTGAGATTACGGCGCCCGAGTTGAAGCCCGATCGCCCACTGCATCGCCGCGGTGCGATCGGGGAAGGAGAGAAGTTTAACCGGCCCGCTAGCGACCTTTTTGGATTGCGCCCAGGCATCGCGGTTGTGTCCATCGAGCAGGATTCTCTTTTCCCTCCACACGATTAGCGGCGAGAGAATGCCGTGCGCGTTGAGATCGGCCCAAAGCTGCGAGCGCTCTTCCTCGGTGAGATTGCGATGGAGCCGCTTGAACTCTTCGTCGATGCGGAAGACCGGGTCCATTGGGAAGGGTTCCTTATTGCTGCGCCGGCCCTGGGGTTCTTGGTGCGATCGCTACTTGTTTTGCGCGGGCGAGAATTGCCTCGCACCGCTCCTTGTTGATCCGGCCCTTCCCATCGACCAGGTCCCACGTGCGGCCCAAGTCGAGGAGCAGGAGCAGATTTGCAACGTCGCTGGCCGCCTGAAGTTCGGGCCGAGTCCTCGGCATCGGCGGGCGGAATGGATTGATCGCGATGATCCTCATGGCTCGACGTCGCTGTTGTTGGATTCAGCACGCCGAGGCGACGACCGCTTGCGAGTCGCTGCCAATTCCTCCTGGGTGAAAAGCGTGGTCGCCCCAGGCGGATCTAGTTTGCGAGTACGCTTATCGGTGACGGCCTGCGAAAACCGCATCTTGGTTTCTACGACCCCTTCGGACTCGGAGTCGTCGAATTCGACCGCGAAGTTCACGGTCACTTTCCGGTCCTCACTCTCATTTAGGACCTTGAGAATGTGAGTCTCGTGCACGGCGTAGAGATCCTGGACGTCCTCGGCAATCGCCCTCTGGACTTCGGGCATCTGAAGTTCGTCATCCTTGCCGCGCTTGGATTTGACTTTGTTGGCCATGAGTAGGGTCGGAGTTAGGTTTTTCGGGTTGAGGGGCAGAAGATTCGCCGGCCTTAGAAAGCTTTTCCTTTCCCTGATTCAGCCAGGCGCGAAATCCGGTGAACCTAGAACGAGAGATGGCAAACCGAATCGAAGGGCGTCGCGCTTTTGACGGCCTTTTCGAATGGCCTTGATCATTCATTGGCTCAATGGGGATCGACAAAAAGTCGCTTGAAGTTTCTCGCGGCAGTCGTCGCGTCGCGCGTGAGCAAAGGAACGAAGTCATGAAACCTTCCGTCCGCTACCAAGACGCCGTCCCAGTTGCCGTCGCTGTCTCGATAGACAAAACCGAGCCCGAGATCGGACCCGTTCTCGATCAATTCGCGCACGATCGAATCGATGTCGTTTGTCACTGACCTCGGCCCGTGCTCGTCACAGAGGCAGAGAACGCCCGCTATGCGTGTGGCCGAGTATTGAGAGAGAGGCATGCGCGAGGGCTCAAATGATTTGCCGTAGTGAATGCGCCCGCAGGGCTGAATCAACATCCACGAGCTCAACAGGGGGCGGAATCTCGATGAGCTCCTTCACTTCCCCTTCGCCCTCGGGGTAGGCAAGGCGCGAGACGAAGAGTATGCACGCGCGGCCCTGGTCGTCGCGCCCGTGCCAAACGCGCGCTCTTACGCCGTCAACGGTCGTGATTTGGTGGCTGGGTTTGATGGTGATGGTCATGGCTCGAAGTGCTGTCTTTTGATTCCCTCGATGTCCGGCCCCTCGTTCAAATCGACGTGACGTTCTAATCCCACCTCGCGCGCAAGGTGATCCACGACGGCCTGTAACTGCGGGCGCACGGCATCCATTACTCGGACCAGGCCCATTAACGTTCCGAGGGTTAATTCGGCAACGCGCTTGGCCTCCTCTTTCGTCGGGTAGTCTGCGGTCTTGAGTCGAATGCGAATGCCGATCTCGCCCTGGGGTCCGCGCTCAAAACGAATCACGTTCCAGGGCGCGTCCAACTTCAGATCGAATTGCGTATGCGTCGGCGAGGCCACGAGGACGATCGCCGCCAATTCACGAGCGCGGAGGATTTCGTTAATCTCGGCAATGGCTTCTTGGATGTTTGGGTCAGGCATAGACGATCGTGATGATGATGGCGGACTCTCAAGCGTGCGCGCCGTCGCGCTTCCCAAAGGCCGATGCGTTTCTCCCAGGCAGAAAGCGACCCCAAGCGTCATGCGCCCATGACGATGGGCTCGCGGCGCGTGATCGGCCGACCGCGTTTTCGCTTGGGGGCGATTGCCTCCTGCACGCAGGTCACAACCTCCGACCGCAGGACCAAGAGCCGCGTCCCGTCGTAGTGGCGCTTGAATCGACCATCGGCAAAGCGGCGATGAACCTCCGTTACCGAGCAACGCAGATACTCGGCAGCCTCACGGACGGTCATCCATGGGGAGGGAGCACAATTGTTCATGCGACTTTCGCAACTTGGCGCTTTTCACGAAGACGAATTGTCAGAAGAGCGGTCCCCATTTTGACCTCCAAGACGCCGTCGGCCTCTCCCTTTTCCAAGAAGCCTTCGCAGGCACTCCGACCTAGATCGGAGACTGACACATCGGCTTGATCGGCGATTTCCTCGAATCGGGCTTTGAGGTCCTCGCTGACCCTGATGTTGAGCCACCTGTCCTCACGCTTGTCATTGACACATGGAACGCCTCCACGTCCTTCCCTGGCCTTCATGGAGTTTTTAGTAGTCTTTTACTCCAAAATGGGGCAACAAAAAAGTCGTGAGAAGTTGTGAGGAGAAAAACAAAGAATGCCCGGTTGACGAAACGACCGGTCATAAAAGTTCTAATCGACGAACGGCTCTATCCTCAGCTCCGCGAATTCGAGGCGCAGACGGGATGGCCGATGGCCAGGATCATAAATCGGTACGTCGAAAACGGACTCAAGGAGGGCCTGAAATCCGGCGAGTTGAAGATTCCGTTAAGACTTTCACCTCTGCTGGAGGGGGCCTCTACCGAAACACCGCAACCGCCTCCTGGTACGAACGTCCGTGGATCAACGGAAAGCGCACCTGGCGAAAGCTTGAAGCCCGCACTCAAAAAGAAGCGCGCGAAGTCCTGACGGCACGCCGAGCCGACCAGGTTCGAAGCAAGATCGGATTGGCAACCAATCCATACGCCAGCGGCCGAACCGTGGGCGAGATTTTGCTCATCTACGCCAAGGCCGGATTTCCCGACCGGCATCGGCAGTCTCGCAGCGGTAAAGCACGCAGCGAGGAGGAGCGTAATACAAAAAATCTCGATCGGCTCTTGGGTTCAATGTTGGCCTCCGCTGTGTCTCCCAAGACGTGCGACATGTTTGCAGACATGCGACGGGCGGAGATTCGCGATTCAGGCCGCTTGGGAAACCGCACCGTGGACAAGGAACTCCAAAGCCTCTCGATGGCTTTCAGCTATGCCGTGCGCACTGGTGTGGCGCAGAGCAATCCGATTCGCCATGACCGACCTCGTTACGACCAGGCGTCCAAGGCTCGGCACTCTCGCGATTGCATGCCGGCGTCCGGCGACGAATTGCACCGACTGGCTCATGCATTGGCGGACGATCCGCGCGGCGAGGTGCTGGCATGGCAATGCCTCTTTTCGGCCCTTACAGGCTGCCGCACGAGCGAGATCCTACGCCTGCGCTTTGACGCCGCTCTTCGCAAGCCCGGATTCGTGGAGAGTGATTGGCTGTGGATCGAACGAGCCAAGGGAGGGGTTAATCCCTTTGTCGTCCTGCATCCCGACTTGCGGGCGTGCATGGACGCTCACCGCGCATGGCACCAGAAGAAGCATCCCGGTTCTCCCTGGTGGTTTCCCAGTCCGCGTGTAAAAGGGCCGGTCGAGGCAACGAGTCTCGTCAAAGCATTAAAGCGCGTCAGCAAAGTGTTGGGATTGGGGGATCGGACAGGACACGGATTGCGAGCTTTTTATGTCACCGTTCGGCGCGCCGCAGGAATCAGCGATGGGCAGGTCGCTGCTGAGATTGGAGATAAAACCGCGTCCCTGATCAGCACCACTTACGGACAGATTCCGCCCGGGTGGAGGGGAGGCCCGCAACTGTCGTGGCGACCCATAGAAGCGGCTCCTTTTTGGAAGGCTTTTAGTCACATCGAAAATGCAGGATCCGCTCCAGAATAGTCCACCCCATATACCACTGCATTCATGGAAATGTTCAAACGCCCGCTACCAGCGATTACGCAACAAGCGTATTTGCAAGGGTTGGATGCGGGTGGTTGGGAATGGTGGAAGAACGGAGAGGCCTTTTAAGCCGTTGGTCCCGGGTTCGAGTCCCGGCCAACCCACCAACGAAATCAACGACTTACAACTCGAACCTAGAACAAACGGAAAAGCATTTAGTCCACTCCATATACCACTCGTCTTCTCCTCACGTTCTTCCCAAACAAAACCGATAACTAAGTTGTACCTTGATGAACCCGATTCGTTCCACCTGTCCGCAATGCTTGATTTGGCTTGCTGCCATCTTGGCCCTTTGGTTGCAGGCTGGTGCTGCCGAGGAGTTGAAGATCGACCGCCTTTCGGTTTTGCCCATTCCTCCATCCCCGTTTCCGTCGCCCAGTCGCTATCCCATGTTGTTTGGCGGGGAGCCTTACTTTCGAATCAGCGGCGCAACCCGGGATTCCGATGTGCGGATCCTTTGGTCCACCGATCTAAAGACCTGGCATGAGCAAACCAGCACCCGCCTTTTTGGTTGGTGGGAGAGATGGGATCGCATTCGAAAGAATGCCTTCACTTGGATAGATCCGGAGGATTATGAGTTTTACGGCATTGCGCCTGAACCTGGCCTATACGCCAGGCCGTTTCCATTCTGGACCTACCAGGAAGTCCTGTTGGTCACCTATCCGCTTCTCACTTCCAACGTCTTCAATGGCATCTATTTCAGGGCGGTTCTCCATAGTGACGAGACTCCCGAGGTCACTATCGCGGCGCCAGGTGAACATCGATGACCCGGTTGGTCCCGACGATCGCGCGGTCCTGACTCAGATCCACGTCCTGGCTGCGGTAGACGAGCGTGCAGCCGATTACGCCGGCGGCGATCAGGATCGCGGCAAGAGCCCAAAGCGTTCGATTGCGAGGTCTCACGCGTCGACGATCACTTTCTTAGGTAGGCAGGGGTTCGATCCTGTGCTGACGCTGCGCAATCCATTCCTCGAGGTCGCGACGAGACACGCGAACAGTCTTTGAGCCCAGAACGACAAACGGAATCCCCTTCGTCCTGCGCCAAGTCTTGAAGGTGCGAACCGAAACGCCGATGTAAGCGGCGGCTTCGATGTCGTTAAGAAACACAGGCATCCTCTGTTGCTTACGCTGCCTCGGCATCGACGATCACCTTTTCGAGATCGGCAAGGGCGCCGATCAAACCACCGGCGCCGCCCGGCCCGGTGAATTCGGATAACGGGATTTCGATCAGGTCGACCTCTTCCGAATCGTTCCCGAGGTCCAAATTCAACCGTTGAAGACCGGCCGCTTCGTCGGCCGATAACGTCTCCCGGCCTTCGGCCTTGGCTTTGTCCAATTGTTTCAATTCGGCGGCCCGGTACGTTTCGCGGGCGACCGTCAAGATCGCCTCAAGGCGCGCCTTGTTTTTGGCCAGACGAAACACCGCCCGGTTCGACGGCTTGAGAGCGGCGGCAATGTCGGGCGCGTCCAGTTTTTGGATCGCGTTCGTGATTCGGATCGCCTCGTTTAGGGTCAATTTGTGCTTCATGCGGCCGGCGGTTGTTGTGCCTCGTAGCGATTGAAGATCATGTCTTGGAGTTTGGAGAAGAATTGGGCGGCGCCCGGAATGCTCATGAAGTCGGCGGCCGACAATTGAACGCCGCCGACAATGCGTTCCCCGGAAAGTGCCGGTTCGTCGTTGGGATTGGTCGGGACGCCCACGACGGATTCGGCGATTTGACCAAAGCCGGTCATTTCACCCGTTTGCGGCCAATTCATCATGACGGATGCGACCTCAAGGAGGACCGTCGTTGTCCCAGGAAACGATTCATCAGGCGGCTTAACGCGCGCGTCCCGAAGCCGGGGATGAATTTGAAGGAAGGATTCTGGCAGTTCGATTATGTTCATAGGTGTTACCTCAAGAGCTCAACGAAAACGGTTTCGACTGAACCGACTTCGATCCCAGGCCCGCCGATCCCGCGCATGTCGTTTGCCCAAAAGTGCCAAACGTGATTTCCGCTCGCGTTGGCTTGCCGGTTCAAGACCGGGACAACGGCGGCGTTGCCGCCGGCGAAGGCCGGTCGAAACGCCGCTCGAATCGAATAATCGCCGGCGGCGGTCGCGGAAAAGGTCGCGGTGAATTGGTGCGAAAGGCCCGAGAATTGCCCGATCGCGATCGCGACGCCGCCCGACGAAATCGGGGAAACCGTTTGAGGCGCGCCGCCCACGACGCGGCAATGGATCCATCCGATGACGTTCGACGCGCCAGCCGGACCGGCAGGGCCTTGGATCCCTTGCGGGCCCTGTGGTCCTTGAGGCCCTTGAATGCCTTGGGGTCCTTGCGCGCCTGGATCGCCTTTCGGACCCTGGGAGCCTGTGGCGCCCGTGTCACCCTTGGGTCCAGCCGGCCCTTGGATGCCTGGGGGCCCTTGTGTTCCCGTCGCGCCGGTATCGCCCTTGATGCCTTGGGGTCCTTGTGCGCCCGTGTCCCCTTTGACGCCTTGCGGCCCTGGCGGTCCTTGTGGGCCAACCGGCCCTTGCGGCCCGACGGTTTCGGTCGACCAATTGACGACGCCGTTGACCCATTTCAAAACCTGATCGCCGCCCGCGGTCGGGCTTTGAATCGCCTTGAAGCTGTTAAGCGTTCGATCCCGCAAGACCAAATCCGCGTTCGTCACGCCGGCCGTCGACGCGCCCCCCATGACGATCCCGCCCGTGTAAAGCGTGCGCCAAGGGATCCCAGTTGATCCCAGGTCGAAGCCCGCCTGTGTCGCGATCAGGTGGCCGTCGAAGAAAAGCGTTTGCGGGGTGTCGCTGATTCTGTGGACGTGATAGCCCGGCGTGACGGCGCCCCAAGCGAGCGCGCCCGACGTGTTGCCGATCAGGGCCAAGCCGTCGCTTGCCGGCGGCGCCAAGGCCGCGACGCGGCCGCTTGTGTTCCACGCCAGGACCCGCATTGCGCTGGCTTCGGGCGCGTATGGGGAAGCAATTCCGAGGGTCGAAACGGACGTGCCGCTTCCGTCAAACCAAGCCTTGGCGACGCCGGCGATCCCGATCGCAATCAAGGTCGGCGTCCCCGAAATCCCCGTCGCTGACGCGTAGCCTTCATCTCGTTTGGCCCAGTCGGCGATGCAAAGGGCCGGCTTGGCCAGCGTGCTGTCGGAGCCAAGGGTCAATTGCGAGAATACCGGAACGCTCATCTATCCAGTAATGACGACGGTCAACGCCTTGGTCGCAGGCGACGGTGCGCCGATCTTGTTCAACGTGATTTGAACCGTGTTCGCGTCGATCCGCTTTTTGCCGGTCACGATCCCAAGTCCGCTTGCATCCTCCCAGGCCGCGACCATGAGACCGAAGCCGGCTAGGTTGAAATTATGCGTGATCGTGTGCGTTGAATCGTCGCTGGCCGTGACCCCTTTGACGTAGCGTCGAAGACCGATCGTTGTGATACCGCCGCCCGGATCCGTGACACTGACTGGCGTATACCGTGGCCGGATGACTTCGAAGGATCCAAAAAGCGTGGCGTTGTAGCGCGTCGACCAGTCGCGAACTTGGCCGGCAATGATTTCGCCGAAGTCCAGATCGACGATCGCGCCCACCTGGGTCATCAGAACGTCGCGAATGTAGAAGGGATCCGTTCCGTTTGGCGTGATGGTAAGGGAACCATTGCGCGCCGCGTAGACGCCGAAAGTGGTGTTCGCACCGGGCCCGAAAATATCACGGCCTTCGACCGTGAGCGGCGTCCAGACGCCGAAGGTGCCAGCGACACCGCTCGCCGCTAAGGTCCCCGTGTTGTAGAGCTGGAGTGTAACCTGGTTAACGACGGCGTTGGTCGCCGGAAGGTAATAATTGAGCGAAAGGCGTGACGTTTTCCCGCGAGTCAAGGTGCCCTGGGTGATCCAATAACTTCCCGCCGCGCCCGACGGCGCAACGTAGGATAACACATCGTCCTTGCCGCCGATCCCGTCGGCGGCGCTCAAGGTTCCGACACTGTTGCCGCGCGCCCATCCATGCGTCCCGGCGCTGAAGTCGGACACATAAGAAGGGGTCAAGCTTCCCCACATATCGGCGACGTGGATTTGGAAGCGGGAAAGATCCGAAACATCGGCTTGAGAAAGGGCTCTATTGAAAAAGACGAATCGGTAGATCGGATCGGGCGTCGGAATGATGCCGTTGTGCAAGTTCCCGACCCGCACCTTGAACGTCGTGGCGCCGCCCACGAAGGTTTGCGCGGCCAAGGCGCCGGGCGTGTGCGTTTGTTTTTCGCCGTTGATGTAAACAGCCTCGACGCCGGCGGTGCGCGTGACGACAAGGTCAATGACCCGACCCGCCCATCGGGTCATGACGATTGCGGCGCTGGTGGACGCAACTCCTGCGGCGTCACGTTGAGTTATGACAAGATTTCCCTGGCCGTTATAGGCCGAAAAATCGTATGGCGCCGAACTATCGCCCGCGCTTATCGTAAAACAGTAAATCCCCCAATTGATCCCCGATGGAGCTAGGTTCCATCGAAGCCGAATGAAAACGCTATAGTCGCCCGTTCCAATAGCGCCGCCCGTGATCGTGGATTCCGCCCAATGTTTGCCGGCCGCTGGCGCCGAAAAGCGAACGGCGCCGGCCATGATGGCGGTCGCGTCGTTCGTAAAGTTCAGGTCGTCGTAATGGGCGATCGGATGCCGGGCGGCGGCGCCGGCGATCGTGTTCGTGAAATGCAACCGATTGTTGTCCGATTCGACGGCACCGGCGATCGGCGACGACACAAGGACATTGCCCGACGCCGCAAAGCGCATCGGGGCCTTGCTCGCGGTTCCGGCGCCGACTTCCAAAAGCGCCGTGGGCGAGAACATGCCGACGCTAAGGCCGACCGGTGAAAACGTTGCGACGCGAACGGCGTTGGCCGTCACGTCGATTTGCCCAGAGCCGGCCGCGTAAAAGCCCGTGTCCGTGTCGACGAACGTCAGCGCGGGCAATGCGACCGTCCCGTTGAGGAGCTGCAATTGACCAGGCGCGAACGTCCCGACGCGGGCGCCGTTGACGCCGACGTCCATTTGGCCGGGGGCGGTTTGGTAAATGCCCGTGTCCGTGTCGGCAAGGAAGGACAGGGCCGGTGCAGCTTGCGTTCCTGCGATCAGTCGAATGCCGCTCGTCGCGAACGCGGCAACTTGGCCAGCGTTCACGGCGACGCTGAGTTCGTTGGCCCCGGAGTTATAAAGACCTGTGTCGGGATCGTTGAGGAACGAATGCGACGGAATCGCAGCGGTTCCTGCCACGGTCCTGAAGGCGCCCGGAACGAACCCAGCAACCTGTGTCCCGTTCGACGCTATGCCGATTTCATCGGGGGTCCCGGTAGCGTAAAACCCGGTGTTTGGGTCGCCTATGAACGAGTACGCCGGGAGTGCCGCCGTGCCCGCCACGAGCCGGAAGAACGCGGTGCCAAACAACGCGACCTGCGATCCCTGCGTAGCAACTGAAATCTCGTTGGCCCCGGAGCTATAGAAGCCCGTGTCCGCGTCCGCGATGAATGACAACGCCGGCGCCGCGGCCGTCCCGGCCAGGATCCGAAGTTGAGCTCCGTCGAAGTAGAGCTTAGTCGGATCGCCCGTGAGCCGGCCGCTTGAGTTCCCGTACCCGACCGCGTTTTGCGTCAGGCCAACCCAGGCGGAAAGGACCGACGTATAGCCTTTGACTTCATTGCGCCCGCTCGTCGAATCAACGCCTAGAACAACGGCCGGCGTCGTGCCCGTCGACACGCCGGCGATCAATGTCCCGACGTTGGCGATCGACGTATAGAAAGTTCCAAATTCAATCGCGGCCGTTCCAAGGTTTTGACCACTGACAATCGGGCGCGTGATCTTCGGCGTTCCGCTTTCGTCATCGATCAGGAGTGCGTCCGTCAGTCGGTCAACGCTTGATCCCCAGCGCACATGGCGGTGCAGGGTTCCCGACTGCGTCGGCCAGGTGCCTTCCAATAGGCTTGAGACCGGGCGCGCCGTGACTTCGCCCGTCGTTTCGCTCCACGCCAAAACCGAAGCGCCAGTCGTCCACGCCGGCGCGGACGTAAAAAAGAATTGTGTGCCCGGCGTGACCGTAGCTCCGCCGATCACAACGCCCTTGGCCGGGTCAAATTTGAAATTCGCGCTCCCGGTGTCCAACGTTCCGCTTGCGCCGAAGCGCGCGATCGACCACGCGTTGCCGCCGATCACATCGGAAACAAGGTGTTGATGCGCTGTCGGTGTGAACGTCGGCGGCTTGTCGGGAATGTCCGCCCAATCGACCGTGTCCCAGAACGGCTGTGTGTCCGTAACGCCGGAATGCGAAAGAAACCGCTTGGCCGACGGTGGCAAGACTTCGTCGACTTCGGTAGTCGTCTTCGCGCTGAACAAGGATCCGATCGTGTAGGGTTCGGCTTGCGCAAAATGAATCGTCAGACCTTGAACAACGATCCCGTTGCCGCCTTGGTAGGCAGATCCCTTGAAAAAGAGTGCCCACCAATTGGGCTCGACGCCCGGATTGATGGCGGGCCCATAGGTCGTGCCGCCGCCGTCGGGACTCGTGTCGATCAACTGCCACTGGGAACCGGCGTTCTGTGTGCCGTTCTCGACGAAGACCATGTTGCCCCTTGAAAGCTCGCCGTCCTGATCGGCGTCGGTCGTTCGCTTGAGAACGTAGGGCGTGGTCGGAGAGCCCGTGTTGAAGAGATAATAAATGCCGTTGGGGATCGCGATCGAATCGACGTTGCCCGTGACCCATTGGTTTTTGACCAGGACGCGGTCGTTGACCTTTGGCTTGCCGATGCCCGGCCGCGTGTCGGGGTCGGGATTGAATTCGCCGTTGACGGTGGAGGTGAGCGTATTGCCGCCGCTCGCCGTGACGCTCAGGGTCGATACGGTGGCCCACTGGCAAGCGAGCTTCGTGGAAATGCCGGCGCTGAATGCCTGCAACGTCTTGAAGTTGACCGCGTCGTAAGGGTCGACCGCGTCGCCCACCGTGAGACGGCCGCTTGTGCGGGACACTTGAATCGAATTAGCCGGGGGCGCCGCCGTGCCCGGCGATTGAACGGCGTCGAAACCGTCGACCTGGTCGGCGTTCAAGTTGGTCACAAGTCCCGACTTGCTGGCGTCCACTTCGAACGGAACCGATCCGGCAAGCGGGTTGAACTTCCAAAGCCCGACAATGTTCACAGCGCGATTGGCCGGCGCCGCATAGGTCAAATCCGTTTTGCCGCTCGGGCTATCGGCGATCCACGCGAGAAGTCCGCGCGAATTGAGTCCGGCGCGCCGGTCGAAAAATAGAAGGCCGGGCGAGCGCGTGGCGTCGAAGGCGTCGGGCGACGAAGCGCCCAACCACCAGTCTTGCGGATCGTCCGTGAGCCATTCCGGCTTGAAGGCGATCAGTTCGTTCTGGCGCCCGTAGAGCGAAGCGCCCGAAAGGTCAAAGGCCGTTTGGTTGGCGCCGCCGAAAAGTGCCATAGCGATTCCTCTTCTCTAGAGTAGGTGAACGACGAACGTCATGTTTAAGCCTAGGCGGATCCGCACTTTCTCCGCGTCCACGATGCATTCGGCCCGGAACGCGCGGTCAGCCGAATCTAGCAGCATGACTTGCGGGACGATTCCCAGGCGGTGAAAAAAAGTGGCCTCGAGGACGGGCGTATCCTGGCGAAACACGAGACGCCGCGGGCTGATCAGGAGCGCGATTTCTTCGAGCGTCGTCCCACGCGTGCCGTCCTCGGCCGAATCAATCGCGATGAGGTCGGTGAGCTCCGGGGAATCGTCGCGCGGCAGTTCGATGATGCGCGCCCCCGTCCGGTCGTCCTTTCCGCAAGGCACCATGGGCGCGGGAAGGGTGCGGGCGTCCAGGAGGATGACGCCGCCACTGTTCACCGGTGCCGGCCCTGGCGGCCGATGATCCACCGGCAATTGCGCTAGGACCGTGGCGACGCCAGGGAGGGCCTCTGGCGAGCCTTTCGGCAAGGGTTGGTAGTCTCTCACCATTTCTTTTGCGGGCAGGCTCGCACGACTCGCCAGGGTTGGCGTCTTGCGATCGACCGGGGGCAGCCCAGCCTGGGATGCATGCAACGCTCAAGCTCGCTCGTCGACATCCACCACTCACACGCGCGGCAGATCGTTTCCCTGCCAGCGCGCACTTCGTTCGAGGGCGGCCCGTAATGGGTGACAGCGAATCTCATCGGTCGACAAGGGGAATGGCCAGCACCGGCACCTGGCCGGCAAAAATGCCGAATTCAATCGAGTAGGAGGCGCTCACGCCGCCGCAGTCCCCACCCGCGTTGTCGCGCATGATCGACAAATCCGTTGGGCCGGTGTCCTCAGGTTGGAGCGTGACGTCGCCCGGCTCGAAGCCGCAGGAGGTCGAGTCGAGATGCGTGACCTCGTCGAACTTCAGATAGCTTCCGTCCCCTGTCGGGAATGCGGGCGGGAAGTCCGGGTCTTCAGGGATCACGCAGCGGCTGGCTTGCGCCGGATCGCTCGTGATCGTGTGCGTGCCCGTGAAGTGAACCGTGTGGCGCTGCGCGAGGACCTCCTGGTGCGAGTTGAACATATTGCGCCAGGCTTCCGGCAAAGCTTCGAGCGCGTCAGAGTCACTGAGGGCAAAGCGCACGCGGAAATGGCTCGTGCGCTCGGACAACTCCCACTCCTGATCGACGCATGAACCCGTCAGCTTGACGTCATAGGAGGCGAAGCCTGAACCCTCACAAGGGGACCAGGCTTGCGGGTCAAGGGTCGGGCTGCCAGGACCCGCCGGCGTGACCGGCCCCCACGCATTGTTGAGATCGCCGCAGACCGTGACCTCGCCGGCACCGTCGAGCAAAGGGACGCCCCGGCGCGTTTCCTCGAAGGGCGAGTTGCACTCGAGGATCGAGGGCAGCATGACCCGCACGCGGGTCAACAGGTTCACGGCCTCCACAAATTGGTTGTAAACAGCGGCGAGGGCCTCGGTGTTCGGCAAAGGGCCGTAACTGTTCCCGGGATGCCCAGGCAAAACCGCAATGCGCGGGTGTTTGAAGGCTTGCTGACAAAGATCCTCGAAGCGGAAGTCGTAGAGCGTCGCAATGCCGCTCTTGCAGGCGTCCTCGGCTGAGGCGCGATCGTCGACGTAGCCTTCGCACATCGCTCGGAGGTAGAGCTCCATTTGGGGAAAGGGATCATGACGGAAGTGGGTGTCGACTGGATCTTGGGTGTCATTGTCGTCCTCGTGCGCGAAAGGAATGAGATGCGTCCAGCGGAAGCACGGATAACACGAGCCAAAGAGCGAACTGTCGCTGACCTCTTTCGTGGCCGAATAGTTTCCGACCTGGGTCCGCGTGCATTGCCCGTTGCCGTCGCGAAAGTGCAAGAGGTACTCGCGAAGGCCATTCTCCGCGGACCGGAACGGTTCGGCGCGCAGCGCGCTCACGTCCCAGGTGCCGCGATCCCTCGCGATCGAGCTGGGCGCATCGGGGCAGTGATGCAATCGCCCTGTAAGGGTGACCTTGAGTAATTCATCCGGTGCGGTCCCTTCGATCACGATCGACTCGACCTCGAGCGGCGGCTCATAGATGCGGCAACTCCGGTAAAAGCTACGTCGACTCTCTTTGCACGCTTCGTCCTCTTCGTCGCAGGTGATCGTGTTCGCGTTGAGGGTCCCAGGCACGCCTTCCAAGATCGTGTAATTCCAGCCAGGCGGCGCTTCCGGGACGTAGACGGGCGCCTGCCCATACGCGACGTGCTGCAAAAGCGCCGGCTCGCTTCGAATGTCGAACGAGTCGAAGTGACATCGCCCGATCATCGCAAAAATATCCGTGTAGGCCTCGGGCTTGAAACTCGAACCGATCCCAACTCCGTAGGGGCGAAGCTCGACATCGAGGAGCCATTCGTTCGTGAGACCGCGCACACTCGCGGCGTGCCGAATGTCCACGAGCTGCTCGAGCGGCTTCACCTTGACGCCTTCGCCGATTCCAAACTCGCGACGAAACCACAGGACGCTTTTCCCGTTCTCCAGGGCGTAGTCGACAAACTCGTTGTGGCGCGAGACCGCCGCGCACTCGAGCGAGAGTCGTCTCACCGCGTCATAAACGGCATTCTTGTTGATCGCGGTTCGCTCGTCCTCGAGGCCCGCGGTCGCCCTTGGGCTCACGATGCAGCCGGCGCGGAAATACTCGTCAGAGATCACCCGCGCCTGGTCCTCGAGCGTGCCGACGCCATCGGGAAGGTTCGCCTGATCCGCCGCCGCACAACGCAAGACCGAATAAAGATCTGAGATGTCGGGCACTCGCGCCTTCAACTCGGTGAATTCGATCTCTATTGAACCGGTCGGCAAAGGCTGGGTGAGCCGGCACGAGATCATGAGCGGGATCTCCTGCGTCGACAGGAAGGCGACCGGCAAGAGCGCGACGTCAAACGCGAAGCCTTGGGCGTCGGGCGTCAGGTGGATCTCGACCATGTCCACGCCATCGATCTCGATCGCGAACGCGACCGGGGCGGTGGCGCCCGTGACTCGAACGCGCCACGAGTCGAGGCAGAATCCCGCGTGCCAGGTTCGCGTGATGTGCCCGTCCTGGTCGGTGAAGCGATCTCCCACCACGCTCGCGCCGGCGCTCGTGAACTTGGGATAAATCGGCTCGATTAAATCGGGCTCTGACTCGATTCCGAAGTTGGGCGCCAGGTGGAATTGCTGGGTGAAAAATAGCTGGCAGTCGAAGGCTTCCTGGAGGTGGTAGTCGTCGGAGGCGCGCTGCCCGTCGCTCCCGCGGAATTCACGCGCGAAGGAGTTGAGCATACGCAGCAGCATCTTGGATTCCGCCTTGGCCAGGTGGGGCAGGAAGTCGTCAGGCATCTTGAGCCAGGAGCCGAAGGACATCCCGGCCTTGGCGTAGGGAGGGATGATCCCAATGCCTCCAGCGCGCTTGGCCACTTCGTAGAGCGGCGAAGAGAACTTCCCTTGGAACGGCTCGACCGCGCCGCGCTGTTCCTTCGCAATGTCCCAGCCGTTCAACGGGGACATCCCCACCGTGCCCGTCGGCACTTCGTTGACCTTGGTGGGCTCGCTCCAGAGATCGATCGTTTCATTTCCAAAGACGAAGGCGCCGAGGGGATTGGCGACGTTGATCCCTTCGGGGTCGCCGGCCGGCGCCAACGGCCAGTCGTGAATCGGATCGTTGTTCTGGTAGTACCAGAAGAATTCCAACTCGCTCGGGAACGTCGACTCGTCCGCCTTCCCCCGCATTCCGCGAAAGAGACTGAGCAGGAGGAAGTGGATCCGCCAGGTGGGATCGCCCAGGCCTGAGCGCAGCCGGTCGTTGAACGCCGCCGCGAGGTTCGCGAGCTGGCGCGAGGCGATGACCTCACCAGGTGCAACGGGAAGTGCGCGAGTGAAGCTTACGGCCATAAGCTTTCATCCCCAGCGCACGACCGCGGGCGCCGTTCCTCCGACACTCGTGACGTCCCCTTGCTCGGGCGCGGTGAGGACCGTCCCCACTTGCGTGCGCGCAACGGCGATGGTAGCCGATGGTTTGACCTCAATCGACTTTACGAAGGCCAGGAGCCGGTTGAGCCACCGGTGCAAATGGCGTAAGACGCCCGTCTCAGGGAGTGGGGGGGGTGGGGACATCGACAATCAAATGCGTTTGCGTGTTCCACGCTCCGTAAATAAAGCCCGTCGTTTCGTTGACGACGACGGTCGCGGCCTCGGCGCGCGCTTCGTGGAGGCGTAGCTTGTAACCCCACTTGCTCGCCACAAAGGGAAGCTCCGTCGGATCGGTCGGAAGTAGAGTTTGAATATGCGCAGGGACGCTGAAATCGACGATGAATTTTGCCCGCGTCCAAACGCGTTGGAACTTGTCGGCATGGAATCGGAGCGTGGACTCGGCCGGGACCGACCGACGCCGATTGATGGCCACAAGCGAAGTCTGAACAGTCTTCACACCCGCCTGCGCCCATTCGTAGGCGTCCTTCGCGAACAATTGGGTCGCCGCGTCAGTGATGATCGAACCGTCCTTGCCCTTGGCCTTGAAATTCTCGTAAGCGGTTGGGCCCATCGATTTGCTCCCGTCGGCCTCGAGGAGGACATTGCCGGTGGCATCGTAGGCAAACTGCAATTGCTGGTTAATCGTGCGCCGAATGACCGAGAGATAATCGCGAATGATGGCGTGAGGGGCGCCAGGAGGCAGAATGCCCTTGGCGATTTCATAGAGGAGCGGGCTCGCCCAGTAATCGACGTCAATAAACTCGGTCGTAAAATCCCACTCGTCCGTTGCTCCCTGAATCGTTTCGCCGTCCTCGGAAACTTCTGGCGACTCGGCCTCTAGCCTTCCCTGCCCAGAGTCGAAACCCAATCGGACCGCCCATCCTGAAAGCTGCAATTCGCTCGCCTTGGCAAGCAATTCAGCCTCGGTCCCTTCCCACGCCTGCGAACGGCGTTCGCCACGGCCGCCCACCGAGGAAACCTCGTCGCGCACCAGGCAGAGACTGGAGCCATTGAGGCTCATACAGGCGCCGTGAAACCACCAGCTAGCGGTTGAGTGTTTCGGGCAATCTCCTTCGTGTAGTCGGCGCTCTCCTTGGAGTACGCCAGGAGATCCCTTTGAAAGTTTTGAACGACCACTCCAGAAAGAAGGGTTGCGCCACCGATGGCCGCCAATTGGTCGGCCGCCATGGTGGGCCGCACGCCGCTAAATTTATCGACCTTCTCCTTGGTGGTCTTGGCGCCCTTGTTTGGCTTGGTCTCTTTTCCCATGGCGTCCTTGATGATCTTCAGGGCGTCGTCGACGCCTTTGACCTGGTCGTCGAGCTCGGCGCGCAGTTGCGCCAAGATGACGTCCGTGTCGAGCGGGCCCTCTCCCACCAGGAGGTTCGAAAACCACTCGGTAAAAAGGTCGTGGGCCAGGAGCGTATTTGAGGCTCCCGTCGCAACCGCACCCTTGGCCCAATTCAAGAAGCCGGTCTTCTTGGTCTCTAGGAAAAGCATTTGCCGGCGCATATTCTCGTCGATTGCGCCACTCGAGACGTTGAGTTGAGCGAAAGCTGAATTGAGGGCCTCGGCCGCCGGCCCGCCTTCCTTGAGCTTTGCCACCATGTCGCTCACCGAGGCGCCGGTCATTTCGGCCGCAAACTGCAGGTTTTGAAATTGCTCGACGGTGACCCCTAGCTTGCTTGCTTCAATCGCGTCCTTGCTGGCCGCCTGGAGAAGTTGGACGGCACCCATGGCCGCCTTGATGCCCGAAGCGATCAGGGCACCCGTGCCGATAAATCGCTGCGTCAGGTCCTTGCCGAACTTCTCGGCGTAATTGCCAAAGCCCTGGAGGTCGCTCTTGGCCTTGTCGTTTTTGACCCGACTTTGAAACCAGAGAGAAATCGGCATAAGCCTTCGAGTGAGTCAGTTGCGGACGGCGCCGGCGCGTTTCTTGTCCTGCTCGTCACACCAGGCGCGAAAGCCAAAGTCAGAGTCGCCGACCAGGCTCAGGGTCCCTTCACTTTCAAAGTGCGCCACCCAAAGCCAGAGGAGCTCCGCCAGGAGAAGGTCAAACGGGTCGGCCGCGGAAAGCTCGCGCGTCGCAAAGAGGCGCAGGCGTAACAGGAGGGGCGCACCCGCAGGCCTCCGCGGTGGCCCACCATTCCCAGAGGTCTTCCGGCTGCGTAGTTCCGGGCAAAAAGTCGCATGCCCGAGCCAGGTCGACATTTGGGCGAAAGCTTTGGACAAGGCCCGCGCGGACCGCAGGCGCCATGCGAGACGCAGGGTGAAAAGGCCTTGAGTAGAGGCCATTCCTCGAAGCGCCCTTTGCCAGGACCTCGAAGAAATAAAGAGCGCAACCGAGAGATGAGAGGCCGGCAAGGGGGCCTCGAGGGGCCGCCAAGGCGTTGCCGCGGCCAGAAGGTGGGCGTGCCCGAGGGTGCAAGGATAAAGCGCGATGCCGGCCACCTGGTGCGCCACGGGCAGGCAAGCGGCCATGTAACGAGCGGTCGTATCCTGGTCTCGCGTCATGGCGCGGAAGTCGCCGGGACCTCGGTGGTGAGATTCGTCTGGCGATCGAAGTAGTAGCCGAGAGTGAGTTGCACTTCGCCACCAGGGGCGCTTGCGTTGAGTGTCAACGTCGTCGTCGGTCCGACGTGGAGCCAGTCGCCATTGAGCAAGTCCTCCTCCCTGGACGCGGCCACGGCGTTTAGGATCGTGACTGGCAGGAAACCGCTTAAGGTCACAACCGTTCCTTGTGGAATCAGGATCGCTTTTTCGTTGGCGTCCTCTTGGGAGGTGGATGACGCTGGCCGGAAAGTGATCTCGAGCATGACCCGTTGATTGCGCCATTCCATCGCGCAAGGCCCATGACCGTGAGCGCCCATGTGCTCCGTCAAATCAGTCATGAGTTGAATCGGGACGGTATCAATCAGGACGTTCGCATAGCCTTCAATCGTGACCGTGCACGCGTCGTCTTTGGAGATGCCTTTGATGGTGGCATAGCCGTTTGCAGTTCCGGGCATAAACTAGAGGGGGTTTCAGGATGGTGTTGACGGTTTGACCTTCTCCCAAGCCTTCGAGATAGCGGCCTCGATCTTGGTTTGAATCGCGCGCGACCGGAATCGGACGGGCTCGGAAACGGTGTCCAAGTCGTCGCCGAAGCGTTGGGCCCACGGCACCAGGTTGGCCGCCACGACCGACGGGTCTTCGGTGTTGGCGGTCTTATCTTCGGCAATGCCTGGTTGCGGAATGTCGGTGACCCATGTCGGCAGAGGCACGCCGAAGGTTGCGGCCGCTTTCATCCATCCGGCCTTGGCCATACCGACCCGTTTCTGGCGCTCGGAAATGTAGCGATTGAGGGCCGCTTTTCGGATCACGAAGGTCCGAAGAGGCTTGCTCTTCACGCGGCCGCGGGAGATGCGCTGGCTTTTGTGGTCCCAGGGGTCGACGCCTTCGGTGACCTTTAGGAAATTGAGCTCCTTCTCCTTGAAAACCTTCTCGAGGCCTTCGACGTTTCCCTTTCTCAAAAGCTTCTGGAGCTCTGGCTGGTTGAACATGCCCAGGTCCTCGGACGTTTTGTAGACACGCCGGATGTCGCGCGCGACCCGGTCGGCCCCGATCCTAAATGCCGTCCCTTCCCAACCAGGTGCACCCATGGTCGCAAGCTCTTTGCCCGAATAGGGAGGGGTCCTGGCGACGAAGGCTTTGACTAGGAGACGCGTCTCGTCCTTGAGGACCACGCCCACGTCCTTGCCGCTTATCTTGGCAAAGCGAGCGATCTGCATCCGGTACTCTTCCTGGTCGAAGTTCACTCTAGGGCGGGGTATTCTTTGGCACGTAGGCGCT